TTATAATTTGTTACTGTGCCACTCAAGGGCAATATCTTTGAAGGTGTTGTTTAACTGCGTTTCCCGGGCAATCTTTTCCTCTCGCTTCACTTCCATCAGATCGATTCCCCCAGAGATACCTCTTTTAGCTTCTTCAAGTTTTGCAGGAGCATCAGCTAAGGTGACCTCAGGATACACACCTAGTGCTAACAGCTTCTCTTTACCAGCTACACGATACTTGAGACGCCAATATTCTCCTCCACCAGGTTTTACCAGGAGGTACAGACCACCACCATCAGCCAACTTGTAAGCCTTCTCTTTTGGCTTGGCAGTGTCTATTTGACGGGCATTGAGTTTCACTTGGGGGTATCTCCACTAAACTGAACAGCAAATCCCCTCAATTGCTTGTAGAGTTTGGGGTACTTAAATAGACGTCAAAAGACTAAAAGGGGCATTAATATACTGATTATAAGAGGTTTTTAAATACTTGAGTAGACTTGGGGAGACGTTAGAATGGGCGATAATAGGAACAAAACATAAACAACAAATACATTGATATTTAATGATATTTTCATATTTCATTTTTATAGATACCCCCAAAAGTACCCCCAATAAATTTTCCCTTATCCCAAACCAGGCAAAAATCGACTATCTAGCACTCTTTTTCTTCGAGCCTCAGCCTCACCGGCAGGCAATGATGAAGGGCTGGTGGATGCCCAAGGATAACCACTAGCGTGAAGTATTTTTTATTTCGCGGGTGTGAAAATTTGACGAGGTGGGTAGTCACGAACAACTGGGTTACAGAGATTATACCCGCCACCACCTATGTTAATGAGGGCAATTATTAGTTGATATACCCACGCTCGTTTTCGCTTAATAGCAGAGCGTGCACAAAATTTACATATTTCCGTCTGCATTCATCTATCGACACAGGAATTCGAGATAGTGGATATGTGATGAAACAAATCAGTGCTGACATGTGAACATGTTTTCCCTACAAAAATGACTTAAAGCAGTCCATGATTCGGCTCTGAAACGCATAAGTTATGGCAGGAATCTTGTTGCACATGGATTACATGTCAATAGCAAGCACGTCTCTGAATGAAGCGTAATTTAACGCAGATATTATTGAAGCTGCTTAAGCTCATACAGATAAAATTGATAAAAAAATACAAATGCTCAACCTATCTCAAACAACGAGATGAATTAATAGCTTGACGGGCAATAAAATATATAAATAAAAAACACAACATTTAATATTGTAAGACTATGAGCAAGGGTGTTGATAATAACACCCTTGCTTAATTACCAATTAAAAATATAATCTTTTATTTTAAGATACATATCAACTTTCCCAGACCATTTTGATGCACTCTCTTTCATATTTTCAATAACATCATCAATCAGTAAGTCTCTTCCTTTTACAATCAATTGATCATCATCAATACCCTCTGGTGCAAATTCATATATGTGCATGCTTAGATTAGACTTCTGAGTATGAGGGAATGAATCTTTTTCCACACACATATCAATAAACTCATTAATAGATAGTTCTTTCTGTTTACACATCATAAGTAATAATTCGAACTCATCAATTGTTATATAGTAAATTCTTTTTAGATCAATGGGGGTACTATGATATTTTTCAGATAACTCAGTTGATAAATCAGGGTTAATAAAATCCTGCACAACCATTGCATTTGATATATGATGATCCCGATGCACCACAATTAACATTGAATCTTTCGAAGATGGTTTTCTCATCTCTATTTTATTTAAGTTAAAAGCACATTCCTGACCTTGATAAATCCCTTTAATAAAACTCTTATTCAACCTTTCCTTTAGCAACTGAGCATTATTAGATGTTTTAACGAACTTTGCAGGCTCTATTGCCTTCGAGTCAATATAAACTATTGAATCTCCCTCTGAAATAACAAAATCTACGGACTTGCAATTTTTTATTGCATTATCACTATAAATCTTCTTAACCTCCCTTTCAGTCTTAAAGTTATAATTGTACTTATCAAGAAAGCGAGAAATATAAAGTTCCATCGTCTTACCAAATTTTTCTTTATAAGATTCCTTATAGACCTGCTTGAACAATTCTGGAACTAGGTTGACAAACCCTGACTTCATGATTCTTTTGCATAATATCACTACACCATCGCCATCTAAAAACATTGGTTTACTGAGGAATGGTGTATCTTCATAATACTCAGCGGTAATGTTTTTATCCAATTTATATGGGGCAATAAAATCTCTTACACCATCAATTTTTAAGCATGTTAATTCCAAAAATTTTTTCACTTGTTCCGGACCAAATATCGGAACCAAGTTTATTATCAAGTGTTTAAATGGAATAACCTCTGATTCTACATCAGGATTAATACATGAAATAGCAGTAAAATAACATGCCATTTTGTAATAGCTTTCCAAATGTAAACCAGTACATTCTAAAAACTTATCTTTATAATATGATTCATCATTCAAGCAATACCAAATATACTGTCTTGTTAATGAATTAGCATTAAATTTATCAGTTGATTGATAAAGCAACTGATTTATCACCATTCGTCTAAGGCTTAGCATAACTTTATCATCAACGATTAAATTAGATGCTTCTAGTTGCAAGTTATAGATTAAGTTGATAATATCAATAAAATCATTTTTACTCATTTCTTTTGCAGGCTTTTTTTCCTTCATGCAAAACTTCCATTTCATTGCCAGATAGCAACACCAAGGGAAATTGGAAACAATACCCACCTCGACATCCCTTACTTTTTGGAAGTGTTCATAAAAATTTCTCAAAAAAGAAACATCACTAAAATATGACAATCTTTTCTTAATCGCATCAACTTTTATAGAATATGACATTGGTGTCATTGTTTTTATTGCCACGCTCATAAAAAACCTTTTATGATAAACATAGAGAAATATTTTTTTTAAAAATCATCAAATACACGTTAATAAATATACATTTTTTAATTTTGCGTGCAACCCTATCCCCAATCAATACAAAATATTGTGCACACAAAATTGAAGAAGCCTATAACTATAGGTGCCTACTGACACCTATCAAGAAACTTGTTCACCCCCGACACAATTTAATTTGGCGTAGCTCACAATGTTCTCCTCAGCACACCTACCCCCACTTTATAGGACAGTTTTCATGCAGTACATGCATAAACAAAAGCTCATCAGTTCTGGTGGTTCCTCACCACGAACATGCAGATAATACCTCAAAACATCATGTAACAATGTTGGCATTACGCCACCAGCCACAAAAAAGCCCTACCCTTAGGCTTAATGTTTGGCTTGGCTGTTGGCTTACTATAACGCCCCGCTCACCGTCGCAGCCTGTTCGGTTTCCGCCACTGATACGGCCTCACATCATCATGCTGGTGGCGTTCCTGTTGCAGCACAACGGAAACAGGCGCTGAACACCTGTTAATTTTGCTTGCTGGTTGTTTGATTCCGGCAATGCTGCGGATCATCTCCAGCAAATCGGCTTCGGTGATGGTCATGGTTTACACCTTAGGAAATCTTAGGGGGCTGGTTGACACTTTTTCGCGAAAAACCTTATCAAACCTTAGCATTTCTAAGCATGGCAACTTGACACTTTTCGCGATTTTTCGGTTTTTTGACGTGGTAAATCTGGCGCAAAGCCAGTAACGGCGGGGTTTACAGCGAGGTTGACACTTTTTCGCGTTCAGAGTGTAAAGTGTCAACCTGGCAAGCTGCTCAACTTGACACTTTTTGATGTCATTGATGGTCTGATTTTTCCCATTCAGCCAGGGCGTTTAGCCCGGTTTCACTCCATGATTCCAGTTCATCGGGATAATCACCTGCAACATAGCAGAGTTCGCAACGCAGCATACGAATTGCCAGCCTGGCATTACCTCGCAAATTGTATTTTTCAAAGTAATGCTGCCCTTCATCATCCTCAAGGCAGATAGCACCATCATCAAGAAAGTGCACTTCCCAGCCTAATTCCCCGGCTGCATACAGCACACGCTGCTGTATGTCATCGTCCGTTACTGGCGAAGGAATTTTACCGTCTCTGGCCTTAACTGCTTTCCAGAACTCGCCCCACGTCATTTCCAGCGTTCTTTCTGGCCACATTTCAGAAACGGTGTCTTTCCCTTGTGCCGGTGGGCTGTTCCGCTGCTCTGTCGCCTCCACATCAATTTTTTTGCCAGACATGATCACTTCGCCTTTCTCGATCCAGTCGTAAACTGTCTGGCGGCTTACGCCTTTGTATTTGGCGTATTCGGCTTTACTCATCAACATGTAGCTCACCTCATGCGTATACGATAAAAAATAATTTCATGCGGAAAGGGAATGCGTTGTGGGTATGGAGGAAAGGGGCAATAACCGCCCCTTACTGATTCAGTTGCGCCAGGATGGCTGGCTAAGCGTGGTTTTCATTACATCATTGACGACCTGTTTTACGATTTCTGTGTTGGCAGTCGTGCTTTCAACATCAACAAAGCCATAATCGCCAATTTCCACCGTCAGGGATTCAAGTTTCTTCCCTAGAGCATCAGGCAACTCTCCACTGAACCGGTGCTGAAGATTTTCCACCAGCAACGCCCTGAATGCCTCGCTGTTCTCTTTTTTCTGCCATAGCTGGCGTTTATCCACTCTGATATTTAATTTCACAGTCTCACCTCTTTAAGTGCCTTATCCATCAGTTGCCGGGCAATAACATGAATCGACGGCGCCACACCAAGCACAGATTTCTGACGCTCTTCGTCCTGGATACGTTGCAGGGCTTCAATCTGCCTCCGGGAAAGTAAAACTGGCTTTACTCCGTGACCTTTCATGATTTTTCTCCCGAATAATAACAACCACAACAATTGCACAAAATGAAATGATAGCAATAAATATTGCAATTAATGAAATGCAATAAGGCCGGGAAAAATCCCGGCCTCCGTCACTGACTGCAATTTTTCGATCCAGGATATTTCCTGAATGCCTTACCATTGGGCTGATGTAATCCCATTCCGGCATGTGCCCGGCTGATGGTTTCGCGCATCTCCCCGAAATTATCCTGCTTTGCTGGTGGGCGTGCTGCCTTGTGGATACATTCCGCGCGACGTTTTGCCGCCTGTTCCCGTGCCTTGTCATCATTCGCCAGCATGATGACCTCAGCCCACCGCGCCGCCGCTCTCCGGTACAGACCACGCGCTTCCAGTGCTTCCGCTTTGCTGTCGTGAATCATGCGCCTATTGTCTCCTTTGCTGCCCGGCGCTGGCGTTTGCGCTTCTCATTCAGCGCCACCAGCCGCGTTTCTGCGTCCTGTTGTTCCTGTGGTGTCACCTCGCCGCACGGCTGGCCTTTCAGGTCGTAGCGTACCCCACCAGCCATTAAGGCGCGGTAATAGTGCGGACACTGCGCATAAGATGCCAGCGTCGCACGCAATGCCCCTGGCCCGAATGCCAGCCCCCTGACGGCGAGATCCTGCATCAGGTCGTCGAATATCCCCACCTTAAGCGGCTTCGGTGCTTCCCGGCTGAATAAGTCAGGCCACAACTCAGTGAGGCGGTTAACGCGCCTGCGGTTTTTGCGCTGGCGTTTGGTCATATGCCGCCACGGTGTCGCCCCTGTGGGCTTTTGCTGCGCTTTCTGGTTACCGGGCATCACTTTATGCGCCGATGTGGTTTTATCCTGCTCCTGCGCCGCCTGCGTCGTTTTCTGCGGCGTGCCGTAAATGCCTTTCGGTTTTCTGTTAATGGTCAGCTTAGTCATGCTTTGCCCCATCGTTACAACTGTCTACCAACTGTCTACCGATATAATTGTTTGATTTATTTAATGTTATTAATACATAACAAAAAAACAATCTGCAAACTGTCTACCAACTCTCTACAGTATTAATACATTGATAATTAATGACTTTTACTAAATGGTAGACAGTGTAGATAGTTAAAAGAAAAATTTTAAAAATGAACCCATAACTATCTATTTTTAGATACCCCCGTGGTTTAGAAATATAAAATAAACTGTCCACCTCTCTACCACATTAAAAATACCTATATAATTCAAAACATTAATTAGTAGATGGTTGGTAGAGGGTTAAGTGTATCTGTCTACCAACCGTCTACTTTTAAGTTTCAACTTATAAATTTCGTATCATGTTCTGTCGTTAATGCCTGCCGTTGCTGGTAACCATCCATCAGCATCTTTATCTAACAGAACATTTGTGATCGTTCGCCCTTTATCTGGACCTTTAGTGCATTTAGCCCGCTTGTACTCCTTTCCGTACTCAGCCATTGCCCCTGGCATATCTGTACCAAAGCGTGTCAGTGATACCGGTTTTCCCAGACCATGCGCAGACATATAAGCCAAATAAGCATGATACAGATATCGCCTCGGACTAAATGGCACTATTTCTGCATTACCTACTATCATTCCCTCACATTTAACCAACGACATCAGATAACCGCAGAAGTCCACCAGCGAATCACCTTCACGCTTTATCAACAGTGCTTCTTCTGATTTTTGCTGCTCATAAAGTAGTCTTTTCGCTTCGTCCTGGTCGGCAAATCGTGTAAGCAAATGGCGAATCACTACTGCCAGTTCCCCTTCTATCTTTTTCGCCAGCATCGGATCGCGTTCGTTCTCTGGTACAACCTCAGAGAAATTAAATATTACTCGTCGACGCGAGATCCCCCCACTACGGTCGCTGAATGACATGGCATAATTGTTTACTGCCAGCACTACCGCAGGAACGCGCGTGGAATAGGGCGCTTTGTGTTTCGGATCGATAGCCACCTTGTCACCGCCTGTAATGGCCTTAATCCCAGCACCATCACCTGCGTAGCGGGTCATGTCAGGCATGATAATCAGAGAATATCCCACCACTAACGCTCGTTCCCTCGCGTCTTCCAGCGCCTTCATGCTCGCCGATACTGTATTGGCCTTACCCGCCAGCATGGTACAAATCTCCGCCATCACACTTTTACCGCTTCCGCCCGGCCCCGTTACCTCAAGGAATAACTGCCAGTCGTACCGGTTCGCCAGTACCATGAATAATGCCGCCAGTACGCGATCCGCTTTACGAGCATTATCCGCCACCGAACGACGCAACCACTTCCAGAAATTCGGCGCATGTGTTGCCAGCGTTTCCCCCTCTTCTGGCGGGCTGAACGGTAATTCACTGGCATTTAACAACCAGTCATTTTTGTTGTGTTCCCGAAAATTTCCTGTCCTGATATCAAAAACACCGTTACTGAACCCAATAAGATTTCTGTCCGCTCCCCCCATAACAGGTAGACTCAATTTCATTGTCTCTACGGCAAATTTAATGGCGTTTTGCGAATAACTAATTTCGGCATCAATAAAAATCTTCGCCATAGACCGCTGGAGTTCCTTATCAGATACAGGCTCCCAAACAATTCCGTTGTAATGGTGAACTACATCAGAATCATCATTTATCGCCAGTGCTCCTCCATAATGTTCAAGTAACACTTCCCCTCTCTGGCTGGCTCCCATCTGATTTAATGCAGGCTTGGGTAGACCACTATTTTTTGTAGCTAATTTCATCACTGAAACTTCCCCGTGCTCAGCCTGTTCGCGGATCCGTTGCAGGTAGTCGCGCCAGTTCTCCGGTTCCTGGTCGGTGATACCTTTGTATAATTTCGCCTCCTGTACGCCAGCCAGCGCCAGCTTTTCAGCGATAGTATTGATCTGGATTGGCTCTATCTCCCCCGCGATATAGACACGCGCAAAACGGCGTTTCTCGTCAATAATGCGGATATTCGCCAGGTCTGCCAGTTGCTTTGGTCCCAGGTAAACAGGAGGCACGTTATCGCCGTGTTTTCGTCCTTCACTTTCAATCCAGTGTTGAGCATGGGCGTAAGCATCCATCCCGGCAAAAATGATTACCTCAGTGAATTTATCCTTCGGCTGATATTTTAGACTCGGTGCGTTTTTCACTTCTTACCTCCCGCAACCAACATTGCCCGGATTTTTTTAATATTCGTGGCTGCACGTCTCGCCACTGCCTGTTGTTTGTTTTCCACCACAATAAAATCACGATCAAACTGACGGCGCGGCATTACGCAGTCATATTCGTAAGCCTCACGGCGGTAGGTGATATTGCCTGGCGTAACGTGACGAATAACCACCCGTCCCCCGCGTCTGGTGTCCCGGAAAATATCACCGGGGCGGATTTCAGGCCGAGAGAGGCCGCTGGCAGTAAAGCCAGAATTTTTCTTTTTCATGGTTTTATTTTCCTGTCAGCAGTTCCGGTTTTATTTCCGCACGAATACAAAGTTCAGAAAAAAATTCAGGAGAACCAACAATCTCATTACTTTTCAGTCGGCATTGTGATTTCACTTTCCCTTTATCCAGGTAAACCAGTACGCGTCCGGTGAAATCATCTGGCACATTAAGCACTACGGGTACATGCGCTTCATGATTATGCATGGCTTACATCCTCCGTGAATTTTCTTCTGTAACGCGTCTCTGCCACATATTCCGCATAGTCCGACGCAATACTAAGAATCATTTCACCCTCTGACTTGTAGCCACTGGTATTGATAAGAAAATATGCAGCTTTCATCATGTCAGCAACGCTCAACAATGCGCCCGCTGCATCTTCCGGTGCGCCATCAAATTCCCGTTTCAGGGAATTAAAACGATCATCACGCATGTTTACCCCCCTGAATGACCTGATAACCGCAACTGGTCAGCAACTCGATAAATTCCGGCAGTGTGCCGAAACAGCAATCATCACGCAGCCGTTCGCGGGATACTTCAACGCCGTTTTCGTAGTGACTCACCATACGCCCGGTAAAATGCAGATCATCATCGTGATGGCTCGTTGACGGCTTAATCAGTCGCGCACGTTCCGCCAGTTCCAGCAATGCTTCAACGCTTCCGGCAATTGCACCATCCGGCAGGTGGTAATTACGCACTATGCGCCCGTTCTCCACATTGACCAGCAACTGCCCGGTAAATTTCTCGTCAAACTGAATGCTGTTAAGGTCAGAAATTGACAGGTTATGCATGGTGCACCTCCTGCACATCAGCCATGATAATTTTTCCGGCCTTATCCAGTGCCTGATCGGCTTTTAGCTGCACAAATGCTAAATAATGGGAGATGCATTCTGATTCTCTGGCTGCGTGTTTATGCGCCACACCAGCGATAGCAGAAATCTCAATAAGTGAATCCATCAGCGTTTTGATAGCGTCTACCGCTGCATCAGGCCATGTTGCATTACACATGTTCCACCTCCTGGCGAATACGGGCGGCGAATACCATCACGCAGCCATCAGGAGATTGCTGGCGTGCTTCCTGTTCGCTGGTGGCCTCGATGTGAATTACGCGCGGTTGTGCCGTGCTCAGGGCGATAAAACGCCAGATGTATTTATTCAGGTTGTGCGAGTCCCGCCCTTGCGGGTGTGTGGTATGATTTCTCATAGCTACCTCGATACTCTTGCTATCGTTGGTGGTTAGACGCCCTGCATGTGTGCCACCACTGCGGGGCGTTGTCGTTTCTGCACCTTGCATCAACAAGGTGTTGAACACCAATTTAAGCCCAGGTGTTAAACACGTCAAGTGTTGAACACTTATTTTTTTTCCTGCATACTGCATTTGTTTTTTGTAAGGGGTACACAACATGGCGACAAAAGCAGTAAACGCAAAATCACAAACAGTTGCGGCAAGGGTTCCGCATGAAGTTATGAACAATGTTGAGGCGGTAAAAATGCCTGGTGAAAGTACAGGGCAGTTTGTAACAGCAGCATTAAAGCGAGAAGTTGAATACCGCCAGCGCCGCAAGGCCAAAGAACAGGAGTAACCATCACCAGCGCCGTGGTGTGAGGAACTACGGTGCATCGTTTTACAGGGCTGCGCCATGACCAACAAAGAATCAACCAATACACCATCACCGGCACGGAAAAGACAGCGCAGAAAGATAGCGTACGAGCATGAGTCAAACAGATTCGCGCCCTGTGCGTTTATCCTTGAGAAATTCCTTAAAGAGTACAGGCGCACAAAAATGGGGTCGCATACCTGTAAAACATCGCGGCATGGCAATGTTAAAGAGCAGGAATAGCCCACCAGCAAGCCAGCATATTCACCATAATGACCCTCAGTTAAACATAGAGTCATTGGTGCAAAGCTGACACATTGCCCACCAGCCGCAAATCTGGCATTGTTGGCGATGCGTTCAAGTATGTAGCTTTCCCACTGGCGGCCCTCTGCGGTCGCCTTTGTTTTATCCAGAACGAAATCAGACATCAGATTGATCAGCACCTGGCGACCTGACAAAATCGCATCAGTCGCGCCACCAGCAAAATTTTTTGCTTTCCGGACAGTGTGACCAACGACATTTTGCAGCAAAATATTCTGCATTTCTGGCGTGCTGTAGTAACGGTGATCAGCGCCTTCACTCTGTGCGACCACAACGCTATAATCTGCCTCGTAGACAGTAAGCAATATGGCGCAGTAGGCTATTCGTTCACAAAGGCGCTCCGGCAACGGGGCGCTTTCTCTTTTTGTAACGGTCAGAGCGTTACACATGGCTGTTTTCCTCCATGCGACGGGCTAACCAACGCTGCGAAAGACGAATTAATTCAGCCTTCCGCTGGTGGTAGTCCTGGCCTAACTCAATCAGCGTGATATTGCTCTGCTCAAGGTAAGAAAGGTGCTCAAGCTGCAACGTGCTCATGTGGTCGCGTGGTTCGCCTGTAATGCCGTTCGCCAGTGCCCACTGTTTTGCAGTCATGCCACCCAGCACGATACGCGCCAGCATGTTCGCTTCCGTGGTGTAGTGGTGCTGGAGTGTGTTTTTACCCAGTTCAGCCCGGTACGCCTCCAGCGCGGCACACATTGGCTTAAAGTAGCTGGCAACTGTGATACGGGCTTTCAGTTCCCGGCGTAACGCTGCGGAACGAACAGGCGCAACCTTGTGTAGCTCCTCCTCGCATTTGATAAAGTACTGGCGAACGGCGCGGCCCTGTTCGGTACGTTCGACCATCGCCAGTTCTTTCGCCATGTTCACGGTGATGATGTACTCAAGAGCTGTTTGCTGGCGAGATTTTGCGCTCACCGGATCGGGTCGGCTCAAATATTCAACAACCTCATAATCCACGCCTTCCGTGAAGCCGTATTCTTCAATGCGCCCCTTGATCCACGAACGGAAAACGCGCCCTACACCTAACGCCTTATGTAACGCTCTGGCACTAACAATATTGGTTTCACTCCCGCCAATAACGCCGGAAATAATCGGGATAATTTCGCCGAGATTTTGCAGATTCTGGTTTTCAGGCCGAACGAAGCCCCGCCCCTGTACGGGCATTTTTGGAAATTTCATAAAAACTCCTGCTATCGAATTAAGTTACTTTTATTTGCTGGTGGATAGCTGGGGGCAATAGCCCCGTAGCCATTTAATCAGGTAGCTGTTCCGCGTGATTCCGCAATACGCTGATTAATCCACTCGTCAATTTCACTCTCAACGAAAGCAATAGCTCGCGAGCCAATTTTAACTGATGCAGGAAATTTACCTTGCCCCATAAGGCGATAAATCCATGCCTTGCTATATCCAGTTCTACGCTGAACTTCTGTTAAACGAATAAGCGTATTTGACATATATTTACCTCATAACGTCTACTCAATTTGACGAGGTAATCATGGCACAGAAATAACGAATATTTTCATACCCTCAGGCCTAATGGTTACCGGAAGGAAATCTACCCTAAGGGTGATGGTAATCGGGAGGAAATCTACCCTAAGGGTGATGGTAAAATTGACGGGGAAGATAAAAAAATACCCTCAGGGTAACAGTAAATCACCCTCAGGGTATGCGGTATGGTGCGTTAATCCGGCTTTGCGTTCTTTTGGCTGTTGTCTCGGTTAATAGGGCAGGCAGTCCTCTCTATGAGCGTTGCAAGTGCATTACTTGCCCCCCACTGCTTAAGCTCCCTGGTTATCGCTTCTTGATTTCCCCTGGTGGCAAAATCATTTTCTGGATCGTAATTGGCCCACTCTCTGTTTCTAATCTCAATAGCCTTAGCTAATGGGTCTTTATCCCAGTATTTATATAAGTGTATCGGGCGCTCTTGCTCTAACTGCTCTATCCTTGCCCTTAACTCTGCGTTTTCTTTTTCCAGCATTGCGATTTGGGATAATAAATCATCCTCTGTACGCAACTCTTTCTTTTCAATATCGCGTCCTTGTGCCTCGTCATTTTCAGAAGAGTTAGCGCCTTCCAGCTTCGTTAACGCGTCAAGGACATCGGGAAAAATTGCGAAAATTTCACCCCTTATAAATCCAATGTTCTCAAATTCGGGATCTTCCCAATAACCGGACACCAGAAAACCATTTTCATCCCTCTCACCAGGTAAACAACCACGTTTCCGAACCGCATTCAGATTTCTATAAAGAACATCATTATCAAATTCATCCCGATACGGGTTACAAAAAGATTCCAACAGCTTAAATTCATTTACTGTGTACAGGCGGATATGTTCTCCGCTTATTCTCCTGAGTATCCAAGTTATGACATCTGAAACATCATAATCATCACCAGCGACCTTAAGCACGACCTCAAGAAATTCACGTAAAGAAATAAAATCTTTTTTGTATTCGTTTAATTCGGCATGAATATCAATCATACGCACACCTCAGCGTCCTCTACTGTAGTGGCTGTACCAGTCCGTCGAGGTGTACGGATTTTCGGGAGCGACCCTAGACACAGCCTTTTCTTTCGTCGCTCAAAGTCTACTACTGTATACTCAACCAGTCACCCGCATTTTCCGAACTCACCATGCACCACATTTCCGCCATGCTCGAGCGAATCCATATAATCAGCGTACCACTGAAGCATTTCCCGCCGCCCATCCAGATATTGCGCATGGTTGTATGTGCCACGAATTGAGTTTTTATCGACGTGCGCAAGCTGTGTCTCTATCCACGCGGTGTTATAGCCCTGCTCATGCAAAATGGTGCTCATAGTGTGCCGGAAGCCATGACCAGTAACCTTTCCGTTATAGCCGATGCGTTTAAATACTTGGTTTATGCTAGCCTCGCTCATTGTTTTCCTTGGATCATTACGGCCGGGAAACATAAGCGGATAATTGCCAGTTAGTTCTTTAATCTGCCCAATAAGCGAAAGAGCCTGCTCAGACAAAGGCACTACATGAGGGCGACGCATTTTCATCCGTGAAGCAGGTATCTCCCAGATAGCCTTGTTGAGATCGATTTCATCCCATAATGCACCGCGCAGTTCGCCAGTCCGCAAACCGGTGATAATCAGTAAACGAGCCGCCATAACAACCAATGCACTTCCTGAGTAACTGGACAATGCCTTGAAAAAATCAGGTAATTCTTTGGCTGTGAGGAAAGGATAATGATTAGATTCATGACCTTGCATCGCGCTGGTGAGATCCGGTGCAGGGTTATACTCAGCACGTCCAGTGACAATTGCATAGCGGAAAACTTCCCCACATCGCTGCCTCACTTTTTTGGCTTTTTCGGTAGCACCGCGCCCCTCGATGCGCCGCAGCACATTCAGCAGTTCAAGTGGTTTGATTTCGGCGATTGGTTTTTTGCCAATGTAAGGGAACACATCTTTGTTGAAGGCTTCGAGGATGTCTGAAGCATAACCAGCAGACCATTTTTTTAATTTGCTGCTGTGCCACTCAAGGGCAATATCTTTGAAGGTGTTGTTTAACTGCGTTTCCCGGGCAATCTTTTCCTCTCGTTTCGCTTCCATCGGATCGATACCCCCAGCGATACCCCTTTTAGCTTCTTCACGTTTTGCACGAGCATCAGCCAAGGTAACTTCAGGATACACACCTAGTGCTAACAGCTTCTCTTTACCAGCTACACGATACTTGAAGCGCCAATATTTTCCTCCACTAGGTTTTACCAAGAGATACAGACCACCACCATCAGCCAGCTTGTAAGCCTTCTCTTTTGGCTTGGCAGTGTCTATTTGACGGGCATTGAGTTTCACTTGGGGGTACCTCCACTAAACCGAACAGCAAATACCCCCAAAAGTACCCCCAATTGACTGTAGATTTTGGGGTACTTAAGTAGACGTCAAAAGACTAAAAGGGGCGCTAACATGCGGATTATAAGAGGTTTTTAAATACTTGAGTAGACTTGGCGAGACGTTAGAATGGTGCCGATAATAGGAGTCGAACCTACGACCTTCGCATTACGAATGCGCTGCTCTACCAACTGAGCTATATCGGCCCTGAAAGGACATGTTCACGAACGTGAATCACGGTGGACAAGGTTAAAACTAACCGGGCGATGCGTCAATGGCCTTGTGAATCAAATGGCTACTTTTGCATCACCCGGTTTTATTTACGCACGAATGGTGTAATCACCAATGCCGATCCACTTATAAGTGGTCAGTGCTTCCAGCCCCATTGGGCCGCGCGCGTGGAGTTTTTGTGTGCTTACCGCAACTTCCGCCCCCAGTCCAAACTGGCCGCCGTCGGTAAAACGCGTAGAGGCGTTAACGTAAACAGCGGAGGAATCCACTTCGTTAACAAAACGCTGGGCGTTGCGCATATCGCGGGTCAGGATCGCATCGGAGTGTTGCGTGCCGTGTTCACGAATATGGGCGATGGCATCGTCAAGATCGCTAACGATTTTGACGTTCAAATCTAATGACAGAAACTCATCGTCATACTCTTCGGCTTTAACCGCCACCACCTTCGCGGGGCCTGTCTGCAACTGCGCCAGCGCAGCAGCATCTGCGTGTAACGTCACGCCGCTTTCCGCCATTTGCTTGCTTAATGCGGGCAGGAAGCTATCGGCGATGTTTTTATTTACCAGCAAGGTTTCTACCGTATTACATGTGCTTGGTCGCTGAGTTTTCGCGTTGACGATCACTTTTAATACTTCAGCGATCTCTGCGCTTTCATCAACGTAAATATGGCATACGCCTATACCGCCTGTGATCACCGGGATTGTCGACTGCTCGCGGCACAGTTTATGCAAACCAGCCCCACCGCGCGGGATCAGCATGTCGATGTATTTATCCATACGCAGCATTTCACTGACCAGCGCACGGTCAGGATTATCAATTGCCTGCACGGCACCCGCCGGTAAGCCGCAGGATTTCAGGGCGTCCTGAATCACCGCTACCGTTGCAGCGTTAGTGCGACAGGTTTCTTTGCCGCCGCGCAGGATCACCGCGTTACCGGTTTTCAGGCACAGGGAAGCAACATCAACCGTCACGTTCGGGCGCGCTTCATAAATCACGCCAATCACCCCCAGCGGCACGCGACGGCGCTCCAGACGCAGGCCGCTGTCCAGTACGCCGCCATCGATTACCTGCCCCACCGGATCGGCGAGATTGCACACCTGGCGCACATCGTCGGCAATGCCTTTCAGCCGTGCGGGCGTCAGTGCCAGACGGTCAAGCATCGCTTCGCTAAGGCCATTGGCACGCGCGTCTGCAACATCCTGCGCGTTAGCGTTGAGGATACTTTCGCTTTGTGCTTCCAGTTCATCGGCGATTTTTTCCAGCACACGATTTTTTTCGCGGCTGGAGAGTTGCGCTAATTTATACGAGGCTTGCTTCGCGGCAATGCCCATTTGTTCCAGCAT